TGATTACGAGGAATGTGGACAGATGGATGATGTCTTACAGTTTGAATGCTGGTATCATTCCGTTATGGATGATGTCGCTAGTCTTATCCGTGCCAATGGTTACGATAAGGTGATGCTAGACATCATGTCTGCTGTTAACAGGATGGAGAACAAACAATGATTGTCTCCCTGTTTATAGGTGTCTTAACTCTTGTCAAGGTGGTATTGAAATGAAAGATAACCCATACGGTTTGGTCGTAAACGTAGAGAATGCTAGGTGTGTCGTTGAGTTTGATGTCATTGGTGACGGTGAGATCAACTATGAGACATGGGAAGTGTTCTACAACAAGCACTTTAAAGGTGACTTTAAGCAGGTTTTACCGCCTGAAACATGGGTACAAGTCAATGACTTGCTCCACAACAAAACTTGGGAATCCATTGACGACCAGATAAAGGCACAATGGAAGGATGTAATCGAACAACAGAGGGCACATGATGAACACTACTGATACTTTGAAATTGGCGCTGGCGGCGTTGGAAGACGTAGATGGTGCCAATCAGCTCGGTTGGTGGGCAAGAAGCAAAGCCATCACCGCAATCAAGCAAGCCCTTAACACGGCTACGCCACTGGCAGCACCTACTGTGCAGGAGCCTGTGGCGCATTGCGAAGCAGGGCCAGAATTTTGCCCGGTTTGTTGGGCAGAAACTCGCTCGTTGGCATTGGCCGCAGCAGTTGTGTATATCCAGCGCAATACCCCAACTCTTGTTTGGACTGAAATTTGCAGGGCTTTGGATAAATCTTCACCCGCAGCACAGCCAGCACCTGTGCCGCTGACGGATGATGCCCGTGGTCTGCTGGTGGTTGAGCACCTTGGGCCAAATGCTTTGCTGCATAAGCCAATGAGCATCTATGACGCATTCCACATGGGCATTGATGCCGCCGAAGCCGCCCACGGCATCACGAAAGGCCAGCCATGAAAGCTCTCCTATTGGTTGCCTTCTTGCTTTCAGGTTGCGTATCAACAACCCGAGAGGTTTGTGGTGTCACGCCTGATGGCGATGGCTTTTGCGTAATAGCAGGAGGCCAGCCATGACATCCAAGTTCCTCAGGCATATAGCCTGTGAGCACTGTGGAAGCACTGATGCGAACAGTCTCTATGACGATGGACACACACACTGCTTTGCCTGTAATACCACAGAGCATGAGCACGAGATTGAAGATAGACACGTAACACGTTATAACATGGCACGGAAGACCGTGACTCAAATGGACATCAGTACACCGGGACTAATGAAGTCAATCCCTGATCGAGGAATCAGTCAGGCAACCTGTGAGAAATACGGAGTAACGACCGATGGAGACAAACACTTTTATCCTTACACTGACTCAGACGGAGTTAGAGTGGCTGTTAAACAGCGCAGTGTTCCTACAAAGCAATTCTCCATCACAGGAGACTTCAAAGGAGCAACTCTATTCGGTCAGTCTATCTTTCACGCCGGAGGAAAAGCTATCACCATCACAGAAGGCGAGCTTGACGCTCTCGCAGCTTTCCAGATGCAGGGGTCACTCTACCCTACAGTGAGCATCCGTAACGGTGCTAACGCTGCTCTGAAGGACTGTAAAGCCCAGTATGAGTGGATCAACAGCTTTGACTCAGTGGTTATCTGCTTCGATGGTGATGAGCCGGGTAAGAAGGCAGCTAAGGAAGTGGCTGAACTGTTCGGCAACAAAGCCAAGATCATGCAGTACAAGGATGGTTACAAGGATGCTTGTGAGTACCTGATTGCAGGAGCTACCAAAGAGTTTGTCAATGCATGGTGGAGAGCGAGTCCTTATGTGCCTGATGGTATTGTCAACGCTGCTGATCTCTGGGAGGAAATCTCCAAGCCAGAGCCGATTGCAGAGGCACAGTACCCTTGGGCAGGCTTGAACAAGCTCTTGTACGGTATCCGACCTGCTGAGTTGATTACGGTTACCGCAGGTAGTGGCTTGGGTAAGAGTCAGTTCTTGAGGGAGATATTGTACAATCTGCTGAAGACTACAACATGGAATATCGGAGGACTCTTCTTGGAAGAATCTACCCGTAAGACAGCACGAAGTATCATGTCGCTACACGCTAACAAGCTGTTGCACCTGCCTGATACACCGACAACTGAGCAGGAATTGAAGGAGGCTTTTGATGCTACTCTTGGCAGTAACCGTGTCTTTCTGTTTGACCACTTTGGTTCTTCTGATGTGGAAAACATTGCCAACCGTGTACGTTACATGGCTAAGGCGTGTGATTGTCGTGTTGTGTTTCTCGACCACCTATCTATCGTTATCTCTGGTCAAGATACCGGAGATGAGCGAAAGGCGATTGATGCTATGATGACCAAGCTACGTACACTGGTACAGGAGCTGAACATCACCTTGATCTGCGTGAGTCACTTGAAACGACCACAAGGCAACCAAGGCCACGAGGATGGTGGTAGTGTGTCTCTGTCTCAGTTGCGAGGCTCAGGTGCTATCGCACAGTTGAGCGATGCCGTGATCACGTTGGAGCGTAATAGCATGGCTGAGAACGAGAGTGACAGGCACTTGACAAAGGTTGCAGTGGCTAAGAATCGTTACAATGGCGAGACTGGCCCTGCTTGTAAGTTACAATACAACAGCTATACTGGACGTATGGTTGAGGCTGAGGAGGAAGCATTATGACAATAGAACACTTAATCGTAGGAGCCACAGGAGTAGGTTACTTGGTGGTAGGTGTGCTACAATGGAGCAAGGGAGAAATCTCTAACGGGATGATCTGGACAGGCTATGCCTTTGCTCAGATTGGACTTTGGTTGAATATCAAGTGAGGAAGAAGATCATGCCTGACATTTCAATGTGTAATGATTACTCATGTCCTAAGTTTGACCAATGCTACCGAGCGCAGGCTAAACCTAGTGAGTATAGACAGAGTTACTTTATGAACTCTCCTCGTGACAAAGATGGATGTAATTACTTTTGGCCTCTGGAAGAAACAAATGAGAATAGTTCTAGATTGCGAAACAAACCTAGCACACGACAAGATACACCTTGTAGTGACTAAAGACATTGACACTGGAGAAGTAATCACATGGAGAAATCCAACTGGCCTAAACGACTATCTAAGCAAGGCTACTCAGTTGATAGCACACAATGGAATCGGATTCGATTTCAGAGTTTTGAACAACTGCTGGAAGACGAGGATAGGTTTGAAGAACGTCTTCGACACGTTGATAGTAAGTCGTCTACTCGATCCAAGCAGGGAGACAGGACACAGCCTCGAAGCATGGGGGAACACTCTAGGGTTCCACAAGATTGATTACTCCGCTGTATGGCAGTGGATGATGGACAGAAAGGAAGCGTATGCCGGAGAGTCTTTTGACAGTCCTATTGATAGTCTTCTTGAGCATTACTGCATTAGGGACGTTGAAGTTACTGCTAAGTTGTATCATAGGCTTATCAGTGATGTGGCTGAGAAACAGTTTAGCCAAGAGAGTATCGACCTCGAACACCAAGTAGCAGCTATCATTGCTCAACAAGAAAGGAATGGGTTTAAACTTGATCAAATCTTTGCTACCTGCTTACTTACTGACATCAAGTCAAAAGTGGCAGGAATATATGAACGAATGCAGGAACGATGGCCTCCAGTTACCCTTGAGCGATTCTCTGACAAAACAGGAAAGCGACTCAAGGACAGCGTGGTTACTTTCAATCCGGGAAGCAGACAACAAATCGGAGAACGACTGAAGGAACTTGGGTGGAAGCCTAAGGAATTCACCGATAATGGACAACCTAAGGTAGATGAGACTATCTTGGCGAACATTAAGATACCTGAGGCTCAAGTCATTGCTGAGTATCTGATGCTGAACAAACGTATCAGTCAGATTGAATCATGGATGGACGCTGTAGGTAAAGATGGTAGGGTTCACGGCAGGGTTATTACCAACGGTGCAGTCACTGGTCGTTGTACGCATTCGAGTCCAAATTTGGCGCAAATCCCGAACACTTCATCTGTTTACGGTAAGGAGTGTAGGGAATGTTGGACTGTTGAAAAGGATCGTGTGCTAATTGGTTGTGACCTCTCAGGCATTGAGTTGAGGTGCTTATCACACTATATGCAAGATGCTGACTGGCAACATGAACTTTTGGAAGGTGATGTACATTGGAAGAACACTCAAGCTTTTGGATTGGTTCCAATGGGTACTGTTAAAAAAGATAAACAGGAGCACAAAGATGCACGTAACTTAAGTAAGACATTGACCTATAGTGTATTGTATGGAGCAGGAGCAGCTAAAGTAGGTTCAACCGTAGGTGGTTCTTCTAAGCAAGGGGCAAAGTTGATTGATAACTTTATGAACAACACCCCTGCTTTAAAGAAGCTGAAAGCTAAGGTTGACAAACTTGCAGCTAAAGGCTATGTGCCGGGACTGGACGGAAGAAAAGTCTGGGTACGATCTGAACACGCAGCTCTTAACAGTTTGTTACAATCTGCTGGTGCTATTATTGCAAAACAGTGGATTATATGCTTGACTCACAACCTGAAGGCAGCTAAAATCGACTATAAGCTCTTAGCTTTTGTCCATGATGAGGTTTGCATTGAAGGTTATGAGGAGGATGCACAACAGATTGTGGATATTGTGGTTGCTTCCGCTAAAGAAGCAGGTGATAAACTAAACTTCAGATGTCCAGTGGGCGCTGAAGGTCATATAGGGAGAACATGGGCAGATGTACACTAAAATATTTGCAAATAGTTGTTGACATTGCCTGAACAGGTGATACAATTAAGGTAAGCGAGTGTGGTGGAACTGGTATACACAGCAGACTTAAAATCTGCCTCCGAAAGGATTGAGGGATCGTGCCCCTCCACTCGCACCACGTAATCAGCTTGATCTGACACACCGACTGGGATTCTGGAAGGTAAGGTTCGGTGCGCTGGGCTCATAGCTTAGAGAGTAGCAAGAACGGCAGTGTCCCTGTAGTATAGTAAGCAGGAACTTTCATAAACATTTAAAGGAAATTCAAATGGATAACAAACCAGTCAAGGTATCGGGTCAAATCTTCTGGGCTAACTGGATGAAAGAGTTCAACACAAAGTTTAATGAGGACAACACCAAGTACGAAGCCACGCTTGGTATGCTCTCAGACAAGGCTTGTGAGGCTCTGAAGGAACTCGGTATTGTCATCAAGAACAAACCTGAGATGGGTAACTACATCGTTGGTAAGAGTAAGTTCCTGTTCGAGCCTGTGGACGCTGAAGGTAATCCAGTGGCTATTGAGAAGATTGGTAATGGTACTAAGGTGACAGCTCTGGTGGGTTCGTATCGCCACAAGATGAGTGCCAAGTTCGGGGCTGCTCCGTCTATCAGCAAGATCATTGTGACTGAGCTGGTGGTGTACGGAGGCGGTGCTGACGCTGACGATGATGGTGATGACGACATCCTCTAAAGTAGAGCCTAAGATTGCACTAGTTGATGCTGACTTTCTTGTCTACCGTATTGGATTCAGTACGGAGGATGAGCCAGTTGGTATCGCTAAGGCACGATTAACGGAGTGGTTAGAAGACTTTATCTATATCAATCTCAAGGCCGATCATTACAAGGCTTGGATTTCAGGTAAATCTAACTTCCGTTATGACATTGCCAAGACAGTGCCCTACAAAGGCAACCGTAAGGATGCTGTGAAGCCTAAGCACTACGATGCCCTGCGGGAGCACTTAGTCAAGCGTCACGATGCTATCCTGACGGTTGGTGAAGAAGCTGATGATACCGTAGCCATTGACTCCACAACACTCTTGGATGAGTGCTGGATTGTGCATGTGGATAAGGACTTGGATCAGCTTCAAGGATGGCACTACAACCCTGTGAAGGATGAGAGATACTATGTCGACCCATTCGAGGCTTATAAATCGTTTTGTCTTCAGTTGCTTACAGGCGACAGGACGGACAACATTCCCGGCTTACAAGGCATTGGCCCGAAGAAGGCTGAGAAAGCTCTTAAAGACGCGAAGACTACCGATGAACTTCTTCAAGCATCGTTTGAGAAGTATCAAGAATTGGGACATACGCTTGAGTATCTTACGGAACAAGCAAGACTTTTATGGTTGCGCAGAGAAGAGGGACAAATATGGAATCCGCCAGACAATATCTTGAAGAACAAGTAAAGTATTTACCGGAAGGTAAGTTAATCTGGACAAAATGTAGAAAGAAATCTTTCATAGGAAAAGAGTGTGGGTATTCGCATAACGGCTATCGTTATATGAAGCTTAAACAACAACGAAAAGCAGTGCATCATGTTGTTTGGTTTTTGCATCATGGGTGTTGGCCTGATCCTACTAAAGATATTGATCACATTAATCAAGATAAACTTGACAACAGGATTGAGAATCTTAGGGAAGTTAACCGAAGTACTAATGCTTTCAACAATAAAGCTTTGAATGTATCTCTTAACGGAAATAACTTTAGAGCCCGCCTTGGTCAGAAATATATAGGTACTTTCAATTCCTTTGAGGAAGCAGTGGAGGCTGCAAAAGAAGCAAAAGCAGCTCTTGTGGTTAAGACGTTATGAAGGACAAATATGGCAAGTTCCAAGCAAGTTGCAATTAAGCATGGCTGGCGCAGCGGACTCGAAGAAAGAGTAGCTGAACAACTGGATCAGTTAGGTGTAGAATACACGTATGAGAAACTGAAGCTGAAGTACATCAAGCCTGCTTCTGAGCACGTATACACACCTGATTTTGTTCTCCCTAATGGTATCATTGTGGAAACCAAAGGACGCTTCTTAGCAGCAGATCGCCAGAAGCATATCTTGGTTAAGAGACATAATTCAGAGTTAGATATTAGGTTTGTATTCAGTAATTCCAACGCCAAGATTAGCAAAGCGTCTAAGACAACATATGCTATGTGGTGTCGGAAGAACGGATACAAGTTTGCTGATAAAACTATCCCCGAGGAGTGGATCAATGAACGTTGAATTGATTAAAGAGAATGAAGATGGCAGTGCCAGTTACTCCTTTGACTT